GGTACAGTAAGATCAGAAGCAGAACTGGTAACAAAGTATAGAGAAATGGCTCTTCAGCCAGAATGCGATTCAGCTATTGACGAAATTGTAAATGAGTCTATTGCAGTCGATGAAGAAAATCTCGTAACAATCAATTTAGATGGATTGAAAGTTTCTGATTCTATTAAAAATATAGTTCGTGAAGAATTTAGTAATTGTTTAAATTTATTGGATTTCAATAAGTTTGGTTATGAAATTTATCGTCGTTGGTATATTGATGGTCGTTTGTATTATCATGCAGTTATCGATGATAAGAATCCCAAAGAAGGTATCAAAGAAGTACGATTCATTGACCCTCGTAAGATCCGTAAGGTTAGAGAAGTACAAAAGAAAAGAGCAGCAAACTCTCCAAGTGAAACTGCAATTTCAAAGACAGTCAATGAATATTATATTTTCAATGACAAAGGTTTCAACTACGGTAACAAAGCAGTTGGTACTAATACCAATGGCTTAAAGATTTCAAAAGATGCTATTATTCATTGCGTTTCTGGTTTGACCGATAACCAGGGAACAATGGTGCTATCTTATCTTCACAAGGGTATCAAAGCACTAAACCAACTTCGCACACTAGAAGATGCGCTGGTTATTTACCGTCTCGCGCGAGCGCCAGAACGTCGTATTTGGTACATCGACGTTGGTAATCTTCCAAAGATGAAGGCTGAACAATACGTTCGCGATATCATGGTTAAACATAAAAACCGTTTGATTTACGATGCACAGTCAGGCGAAATCCGCGACGATCGTAAGTTCATGACTATGCTTGAAGATTACTGGCTTCCTCGTCGTGAAGGTGGCAGAGGTACAGAAGTAACGACGCTCCCAGGTGGTCAAAACCTTGGTCAGATGGACGACGTTCTTTACTTTCAAAAGAAATTCCTAGGAACACTAAACGTTCCAGTGAGTCGACTGAACTCAGATGCACTGTTTTCTATTGGACGTGCTACTGAAATTACTCGTGACGAATTAAAATTTGCCAGATTTATTATTCGTTTAAGGGGAAGATTCTCTCATCTTTTCACAGAGATGTTAAAAAAACAATTAATTCTAAAAGGCATTACTACTGTAGATGATTGGGAAAAACTATCAAGCTCTATTAAGTTTGATTTCGCAAAAGACAATTACTTTGCAGAACTAAAAGACGCAGAAATTAGAGACGGTCGTATCAATCAAGCTCGTAATATGCAGGATATGGCTGGTAAATATTATTCTCATGAATGGATCCGTAAGAATGTTCTTATGCAAACTTCTGAGAATATGGCTGAAGAAGATGCAATGATTCAAATGGAAAATCAGTCTCAAGATCCACGTTGGGTCAATCCGACTATTATTCAGAATGAACAGCTAGCACAGCAGCAAGAACAAGAGAATGCTCAGGCACAACAAGCTCAACAACCACCTGCTCCGGAGAAACAAGCTCAAGACCAAAAAGCTGAAGAAATTAGACAGGCTATGGTATTCGTTAAGCAAATGAAAGCTAGAGGCGCTCCTTCAAATAGATCTATGCAAGATCAATCTAAATACAAGTCAGCGGTTCAATTAATTGCAAAGAATCCTGAAATTGCACAACAAATTGGAGCAAACCCAGAAGCTCCGCCCGAACAACAGCAACAATAGGTGATGTAAATGGACGATAATAATAAATATGATGTATCAGACTTAGTTGTTTCAGCATTAGAACAAAGACCATTAGACTTCGAAAATGCATTTAATGATCTTATTATTGATAGATTGAGAACATCGATTCAAGATAAGAAGATAGCAATTGCACAGCAGATGTATGGTTATGAGCCTAATTCCGAAACAGAAATCGATTATTCAGAGGAAGAATAAAATGGCCAAACAACTCAACGATATCTTAAATAGCAACGGCTTATGGAAAGGTGTTAAGAAATCAACTGTAAACAAGCTAACAACAGGTAAAGATCCTGGTGTTGATTATGCAGACAAGATGCCCGACACAAGAGATTTTGTTGGAAGTCTTTCTGTTCAAAAGCATGAAGATAGAGTTGGGAATGGTCCGGAAGTATACAATGGTGAAAAGCAAACTCTTTCAACTAAGAAAGAAAAGCGTCATGGTTATAATTTAAACAGTGATCAAAAAGTTTATGAAGCAAAAGAAGATTCAAAAGAATATGATTACGAAGGCGAAAAGGCAATTTCTCAGTTAAAAACTTTAATGAGAAATGCTGGCCAGCTTATGAGTATTCTTAAACCAGAAACTAATTTACCGGAATGGGTTCAGTCTAAGATTACAATAGCAGAAGATTATATTACTACTTCGGCTAATTATATGATGTCTGAATTATCAGAATCAGAACTAACAGAAAAGAATTGGATCGCAGGAGCAATTGAGCATCCAGGTGCAATGACTGCTGCAGCAAAACGTGAAGGTCTTTCTAATGCAGAATACGAAAAAAAACATGAGCATGATTCGGGTAAGGCTGGTAAAAGAGCTCGCCTGGCATTAACTCTTAAGAATTTAAATAAAGAAGCTGCTATGTGCGAAGCTTGTGGATCTTCTTCTTGCACATGTGATGATATGCCAAAAGAAACAAAGGGCAAGGGAAAAAAGCTTCTTCTGGATCTAGCCAAGAAGCCGCTAAAAGAGCGTCATATGACACCTGCTGATAAGAAACACGAAGAAAGTCTAAAAGACAAGTACGATGATTCTGGTATGAAGCAAAGCATGATTAAGCAGTATGGTCCAGAAAAGGGAAAACAAGTTTATTTTGCTAAGATCCGTAAAATGGCCATGGAAACAGAACAAACAGATACTCCCATAAGATTTCCATCTAATGCTGTTGGCGACGTCGGAAACGTATAAGGAATTAAAAAATGGCAGTACCTCCCGTAAGTACAAATAACTATACAGTGAAGACGACTCGTCCAGAGTCATTCCTTCTGCCCAATCGCGTACGCGACGTTACTGGTAGAATGAAAGTCTCATTGCATCAAAATATCTATGAAGCCGATTTCGAATATGGAACCCAGCCAATGCGTTGGGAAAACCTCACATATACTTCTGGTGGTGCTGGTGGGTTAGCTAATACTTCTCATGTACCTGGCATCGGTGGTGTGCGTATGCTTGTTGGTAATAATGCGGGCGATTTAACAATTCGTCAATCTCGACCATATATGCGTTACCAGCCTGGCAAAACAATGTACATGGCAACTGCTATGAATTTTGGCACACCAACATCAAATAATGTACAACGTGTAGGTTTTTTTGATGATGGTAATGGTATATTTTTCGAACAGGGTGTTACTACTGCAAATAATCCTTCGGGAATATATTGCGTTATTCGTTCCGACGCTGGTTCAGTTAATTTTAATGATGGCACAATCACATCTTCAACACCAGTAGATACTAAATTCTCTTATGAAAATTGGTATGGAGATCCAGTAGGTTCGCTTATTGACTGGACAAAAATTCAAATGTTTTGGATTGAGTATGCTTGGTATGGTGCTGGTGCAATTCGTTGGGGATGTTATATCAATGGCGAGCCATATGTTCTTCATGAAGTAGGGACAGGAAACGCATCATATCGTGGTGTTGCACAACAATTTCCATGGGCGAGAACTGGTAATTTGCCAGTTCGTTACGAACAAAGAAATATTGGCCCAACAACTGCAAACTCAGTTCTTTCACACTTTGGTGTTTCAGTCTTAGTTGAAGGACGTGTAGATGATCAACGCGGATTTACATATTCTTATGGTAACGATAATTCTGCATTAAAAAGAACAGTTTCTAGCGGCAAGGTTAGATTTCCAGTAACATCAGTTCAGATGAACCAAGTTGCTAAAGTTGAATTTACTGGTAATTCTACTGTTGGTACTGTCAATAATACTTCTAATTCTACATTCTTACAGGTTGCTGGTACTCCATGGACTGCAAATGCCTATGTTGGAAGAGCTATTTCTTTCCAAGGTACTGGTTCTTCTGCCAACGTTTATGTTGGGCGTATCGCAAACAATACTGCTAATACCCTTTATATGGGCGATATTGTAGCGTTAACTCAACCAGTTTCAAATGGCACCAGCGGTACATTTACTCCAAATAGTTCTTTTAATTATCAAATTGGTTTAGTAAATCGTGGACAAATTCTACCACAAACTTTGATTGTTTCTGCTGATGCTGCTTGCCTTATCGAGTTGATTGTTAGTACAGCTTCTAATCCAGTAACATTAACAAATGCTAGCTTTGTAGCAATGAATACTCTAGGATCACTTAACTCACTAGCTTCTAGAGATCTTTCTGCTAATGCAGTTACAGCTAATACTGGTGAAGTAATTTATTCTTTCAGTTCGCCAGCTGGTGGTTCTGGAATTCAAACTTTTGACATTAGTGATTTATTTGCTCTTTATAATAATATCAGAGGTAATGCCCCTGACATTCTGACCGTTGCTGTTTCAACTCCAACTAATGCCGCTAATGTTGGCGCTCAGCTTGTTGCTCAAGAAGCAATGTCATAAAGGGAATAAAAATGAAATTATTCACAGAACTCGTTGAAGATGTTCAATTAATCTCAGAAGCCAAAGAATCTGGTGGCAGAGATTATTACATCGAAGGCATTTTCCTGCAGGCAGATATCAAAAACCGTAATGGAAGAATGTATCCAGTCGATGTTCTTGATAATGAAGTAAAAAGATATGTTACAGAAGTTGTAAATAAGCATAGAGCTTTTGGTGAACTTGGTCATCCATCAGGACCAACTATCAACCTAGATCGCGTTTCACATATCATCACCGAGCTTTATCGTAGTGGTAAAAACTTTATTGGTAAGGCTAGAATTTCTAGCACACCAATGGGTCAAATTGCTCGTGGTATCATGGAGTCTGGCGGGCAGCTGGGTGTTTCTTCTCGCGCCATGGGTTCTTTAAAAGAAGAAAAGGGTGTAATGGTCGTACAGAGCGATCTTCGTCTTTCTACTGCTGCTGACATTGTTGCTGATCCTTCCGCCCCTGATGCATTCGTAAAGGGCATCATGGAGAATGTTGAATGGCTCTACGACCCAGTAAGAGATACATGGCTCGAAGAAAAGCTACATAATACAAAGAAAGAAATTCATGGTATGTCAAAATCTAAGCTCGAAGAAAGTCGTCTTAGTATTTTTGAAAATTATATTGCATCATTAACTGTGAAAAACTAATTCATATAAATAATTAAAATTACTCTATAGGAGCCATTTAAATGACAGAGAGATACGAAGACGACTTAGAAAACGGCGTCGATCTGGAAGAGGATTCAGCAGCCATGGATTCTCTAAAGCCAAACTCAAAGCCAGCTGATCCAAAG